GCCCCTGTATACTGAACGCTTGTGTTCAATTGTTTATTACGATTTGATCTAAACAATTGCACTTGTTTTGCTGCGTCGACTACTGCTGCTTCTTCCTCATTTAGGACATTCGCCGAATCAAAGAAATCAGCCCCTAGATAAGCATATTCTTGTGTCAGCCCCATTCTCTGCCATCGGGTTAGGAGAGTTGTATTCTTTTTGAAACACCGGATTATAGTGCCGGCTCTTTTCCTGAAGTACGCTTTGGGTGTTTTCGGAAGTGGGAACGCTTGATTCCCCACTCCGTGTGGATTCGAGATTATGACATCCCAAGTCCACTCTGCTAGAGCGGTGCGTACGACGTTAGTTTGATCACGATACTGGAATTCTTTACCTTCCCAGTAGCTTCGCTTTCCCGTACCATGATTAGCAGCGAAAATCCACAATTGGATCAAGAATCTGCGTAAACTGACAATGTGGTTGTTTCCCCCACCACCATTTGCCCTTGCCAAAAAGTCTTGGAGTCGGCGTTCTGTAGCATCGCGGCTTGCATCACTAATTACAGCATCTCCAACGTTTCCCCGATCTTCTACCTGGATTTCAAACTCAGCGTCTGTGCCAGCCATCTCGATTTTCCTTTCTGTTAAATTTTAAATGAACTATTCTCACAAAACCTAAGGGACTCTTATTACTTTCATTTTATATTTTAACTAAAATCAACCCATTAAAGGGTTGACTTTTTGTTTTTCACGATCAGTGAAAGGTTCAGCCTCAAGAAATTTTCTAACTTCTCTTTCAACTCCCTCTAAAAAGAATTTTTTACTTTTTTTATCTGCATCTCTAAAAGCTCGCCCATTAATAAAAGTTAAGGGTTGTCTCGAATTCACATAATTTTTGTATCCCATTTGTAAAAATTGGTCTAAACGATGTTGAAGAATTTTATCGTCTTTTCCTGCTAATAATTGATTTTCATCGATATCGCCCGCTTCTATGTCTTCAAAAATGTGATTCACTATTTTAGTCATGTTCAATCCCATCTTTGTGACCCAACGCACGAAAGCTTTATGATATTCTTGTTCTTCTTCCGTCAGTTCCTCCACGAAGTCTTCATAAGATATGTAAAGCCAGGCAGCATCGAATGCATATCCAACTATTGCATTCCTAATATCAATTGAATTTTGTTTAGCCACCAATTTTGCAAACAATAATGTGGGGTTCTTGTAGATACCTTTGCCGTTGACTTGCCAGCCACAAAATGTTGGTTTACTAGTGGTGTTTAATTTCGCTTTTAAACTAAATCTATGTCCTATTCTTTTGAAAACTAATGATTCAGTCAATTCTTCATTTGCAACCATATCGTCTCCCCCAACAGCTAAAGGTATATTATGGTTAGGCTTGCGGAATTCATTGAATCGCACTCCCAAGTAAGCCAAATTACTTAGGGTATTAAAAAGGAAAGTGCACCACTCCCCCGTTAATCTCATAATGTCAAGCAATTTATCCTCAACTTTTGCATTTAGTTTTAAAAAAACATAAAACTCTATCAATTCCTCTGGGATTGAAAAGTTTTTAAGGATTCTGCATTCAAATGCTAATTGTTCCTCAACCTGTGATTGATCAAACGCTTCATAATCATTTTCTGTTGATTTTTTTGTTGAGTCCCAGTAAGTAGTTGCCCAGGCATCAAAATCTTTTGTGTTCTTTTTTAAATTGACGAAAATTTCTGGGGGGAATTGGTCTACTAACTTCTCTTTTAAATAATCGGCTATTGGAGCTAACGTAATTAGGGCTGCATCTTTAAAGCAGGCAATTGATTGACCAGCCTTCGCTTCAGAGTACATTTTTTCTAATTTTCCCACTGTTTGTCCTTTTAAAAAAAGGCGAATGGAATTAATGGACTCATCATTAAGTGAGCGATCTATATTATTTTTCATTTGATGGAGCGGTTTCTGGCGCAACTTTTTCTCAAAATAGAGTCTTTGCAACTCTGCGTATCGATTGGAATCAAACTCTTGTTTTTCTTTTTTCAACCCCACGATTCTATAAAAACCATCTTCCAAATAAACTGCCAATTCTTTCGTCTCGACCGACTTCAACCTTTTTTCCATCTGATAGGTTTTAGCGTATCGGAGTCTTTTTTGTTTTGTCAGTTTCCATGTTGCTGAGTCTTGCTGTTGGTGTTTTAGGAAAATTTCTTGAAGACTAGTCTCGGCTCCTTTAATTTGCTGAGTTCTAACTCCATCCACTTCCACTTCACGTGCTTCTCGATTCCTCATTGGAGTTAACAATCGAGCTTTTACTAATTCAAATTCTACAACAGGTGTGGTTGTTTTCGTTTTTAACTGGGTTTGTGAGATCTGGTACTCCTCGAAAGTCAGAGGTATCAGGTTTTGTAATGCATATTGATCCCCGCCGAGAAGTGCATGTAAAAATGGATTTGCTCTATAACGTTCCATTAAATCAACCTCCTCAGGGTTTTCCTCAACTACCACTTCAAAATGGTTGGCAGCACGGGTCATGGCTGTGTTGAGGACTTCCTCAGTTGCTCTCTTAGCACAGCCATTAATTATCATTTGAACCTTTTGTTGGTAAGTAGCTCCTTGAGAGGATGATACAGTTATAGCCGCATAACCACTTCCTTCTAAGTTTCTTGTCGAAAGTTCGTCACATGTTAGGATTTGACCCTCGCCTTGAATTACATTCGTGACTGTGACCTCACCTTCAATATTGGAGTAAGTTCGGTAGCCAAGGAAACGGGCAATTTTCCTTGGTGAGCGGAAGGTGTAGTTTTCATAAGTCTCTGCAAATTGTGCAAATTGGGCCTCTTCTTTTACCTGGTAATTTAGAACTGAATCTGGGTGGGGTTCATGGAATTCTGTTTGCACAAGATCAAATAAACATATTATCGTGTGCACATGAGCCCAGGTCCTTAAGAAAGTGTCAATATAACCAGGAGGTAATTGAGAGACTTCATCAAAAATTACAACTTCTGCTGGTGCTTGCATCAAGGCGGTTTCAAAAGTTTTTACAGTATACTTTCTGTCATGAGACAAGCGGTCATTCCAGTCCCTTCGTAATTTGGTTTTTGGTACAACCACTGTATATGTATTAATGCCTCGTTCTTTTCTTTCAAGGTAGTCAACAAGGGCCTGGGTCTTTCGACAACCGCCTCTCCCAACTCTTACTATAATATTTACGGGTCTACTTTCGACCGGTGCGTTGACGAGAGCGTCAATCGCTTGTGCTCTCTTCAGGCTATTGTTGGCGATGGTTCCAGTGGTTCCATTTTTCATTTCTCTGGCATACAAATCAGCTCTTTTTCTGGTCGGAATGTATTTCTTGACTGGATTGTCAAGAAAGGCTGCAAGCTCATTTATTTTAATTTGTCCATCTCGTGGGATGTCATTTGGATCTTTTTCCGTGTAATGATTTTTTGCTTTAAGTGTGACATCGTATTTTTTAAAGTGAATGTATTCTGGATCTAGCAGATCATCTTTTATTCTACGTTTATTTCTGAGGATTTCTTTAAAGGTTTCCTCCCCTATTGACATCCGCTGCGGTAAAGTTGTTTTGAGTTCCTGAGGTTGACAATCACGGTGATTATGAGCTTTAACAGTCCAATGATTATTTCCATGATGGTACACATTCAAATTCATAGAATTTGGTGTGCAATTATAGCGTCTCAAATTATGTGAGTAAAGGTGGAAGGTGAACTTGACATCTAATATCTTCTCCACATCAAGAAAATCTCCTATAGTGCAACTCTTTGCTTTAGCCTGATCTTTCTTTGTTGCTATTTCTTTTGTTTGATTTCCGAGCCACTCAATGTCAGGAGGGCACATTAATAAGAGGCATACCACTTTTACCATTTGCTCTTCTCCTGCTAGTAGTGTCATAGTTTTAAAACCACATCCAACACCAGATTTTAAAATTCTCTTCAAAAATTTTTTTGCTTCGTTTTTATTTTGTTTTGGTGTTGATTCCAATTCGACCTCAAGTTCTTCTAGGATTCCATTTCCGGCCACTTCCGAAAATTCGCTTGCATCTAAATCAGGTTGGACTGCCTGGGTGGTTTCTTGTTCTTCAGACTCCCCCTCGATTGTATTTTGATGATCGATTTGTAACGTTCTGACGACTCTTGATGTGTGGTTTTGTTCTATTAATTCTCTAACCATCATGTTTCTTTCCGGTGAGCTTGCTTCGGGAGTCACTATCTCAATATCCGGATATGAGACTGTACTTGCAAAGGACAGTTGAGTTGAGGCCTGAGATTGTACATCATCATCTGCTCGTGCACTTTCGACGTCTATTTGTGATACGTCGATTTCTGGGGTTGAGTCAGAATTTATAGAACTGACTTCTATCTCCTCTTCTTTGTCCTCACAGATATGCTTATCCATGATTAGGTGTTTCAATCTCTCACCGTAAGGCTCGGTCCGTTTGAGCATTTCTGTTTTCAGGTAATCTTTTAAAAAATAATGGGAAGAAAAATGCTTCCTGTCCAACTGTTCTAACAGAATTGATTTGACATAACTTTTCAAATTATTCTTTATTAAATAGGGTTGAAGTTCGAATATCAATTCGACTTCTCTTGGTTGTAAGAATTTCAGAATCTTTTGATTCAATTGTTCGTCAGTTAGTTGGAAAGTCAGGAACTGATAAGTTTGGCGAAAAAAACGACGCACCGTGTCCATCATAGTTTCATGGAGGATTTTGAATTCTTGATCTTCAAATTTTTGTTGAGTGTGCCTTACATACACATAGTATGCAAGGAAAGTGAAGATTGAAGGCGGCAGTCTGGAACCTTTATTATCCGTTACAAGAGTTCTCAATTTACACTTCACATTTAAAAAGGTGAGGGTTTTAATAGACTGGGCGTACGTGTCTAGAAGATCGAAGACTCGACGATCAACGGTTCTTTCTTTTAGTTCATAATTATGAACGAAAATGTCATCCAACCAGTATCTATTTAGCACACCAAAGTTATTAAATTGCTTATCAATTAAATTTGTTCGCGTTATGGCTATTATGTGGTGGGCGAATTTTGATTCTAGAACTGTGACTTGTAAGTTTATTTCAGCTCCACAGATTCTATTAATTAAAAGCCAAATATTTGCTCTGGTTGGTTGGGTGTAAGCCCCCGAAAAGTCTCCTTCTGGTGTGTAAATTAATGATTCACCCTTATAATGTAAAGTGTACAGTTCTGGGTATGAGCTTTCAAGCTCATATATGGATTCCGGTGGAATTATTGTTGTCGCTATTATGGTCTGAAGGTTGGTATTTTCCAGGAAAGCCTGGTATATTTGCTCAGGCTCGTAAAAATGCAAAGCGTCATGGATAACCGTCACTTTCGTTGTTAGATTTTTGAGAGGGTCTTGTGTTTGGTAATTCCCTGCGTATCTAAACAGATCTTTGACTTCATTGAATTTATTCTGGAGTGTGCAACTAAGGGTGTCGTCTAAATGTTGTAATAGCTTAAGAGCTTTTTCCTGTTTTGAGTATAGCAAGTGGAAATCCTCTTTTATTAAAAATGGTAGGATCTTGAACATTAAATGTTCCTATATGACTTTATTTGCTGCATGTGGGTGCAATTGTAGGGCTAGAGGATTTGTCTGTATCCCTCTTGTTTCAAGCAATGCTGCCGTTTTTGGTTGTATGTAGTATTTTTGTTCTTTTTCCAATTGCTCGGCTCTCACTAAGAGTTT